TATTCTTTGTATAGTTCTTCAAATAGTTCTCCTTGATTCTTAGTTGGTTTACCCAACGCACGATCTACTGCTAATTTGAGTAGTTTGGTTGAGAACATTATGCAACCTCCAAGTCAGATAGGAAGCACTCAACTGTCATCATTTCATATTCAATGATGTCTGTCATAATAACAGCATAGTTGTTTAGTGGTTGACAAATCACAACATGACCAGTAAGGTCATCATGCACTTTTGACTTGACATTTGTTCCAACTTTGATCATGATGTAATTTGTTTGTTATGTACTTATTATAGCATTAAAAAACCCCCTGTGAAGGGGGTGTGTGACAGTTTGTAATAGTGTCCCTTAATTTTGCCAAGTTATATCACCAAATGCATCAACAACATAAGCACCTATGTAATGATCTGCATCTGGGCATTGTGCCAATTTAGGAAACCATGATTCTGCATTAATACCAGCAGCAGTCTCATCATCAAATTTAATTGTATTGTATAATCCACCTTGTTTTATTATATCCATAACATAATCATCAACAAATGCTTCGTAATACGTTGTAACAGTTGCTTTCTTTGTAGCATCTAAACTATTGTATTTGTCTAGATTAAAATACAAACATGCACATTGATTCCTATTACTATAATAAGATATCAAATCAAATAGAGATAGTTCTTTTCCTTCTACAATCATGATCCTAGTTCTTCTTGTGCTTTCTGAATTAATAGATTTAAGAAATCTGCTTTCTTAGCAGTATCATATGCTATTTCTGTATCATCTAAATGTGGTTTAGCCTGTTGATACTCAAGAATGAGTTGACTAAAGTAATTAGTTTGTGTTAATGATTTTAATAGCATGAAATGTGCTATCTTATCCTTAAACTGTTTGAGATAATGATTTGCTAGTGGTAAAAATTGATCATCTGTTGCAAGATATGCATTGGATGGATTTTCTACCTTATAGATCTTATTATAAAACTCAGGTGATATTGGAAATTTAGTTCCAGCTGCATTGCCAGAGAACTCAGCAGTACCAGTAAGATCTCTCAATTTAGTCCTATATGTAGCATACAGTGCCTTATCATCATCACTTAATGGGCAATCACTACACATTACCCAATCAGACTCATCCAATAAGAAATTTCTAGCAAGTCTTACACTCAACGGTGTAATTTGTGCTTGCTTGGCGTACATCTGTGCCAATTCTGTTTGAAAGTTATTATTTTCAATGGAGTCAATTAAATACCAACCTTCAATCAATTTATCTTTTAAAGTCTCAGCTTTTGTATTGTCAACTGCTTCCATTTCATAATCTTTCCACTCATCTGTATTAGTATTGAAGTTTCTTACATACTTCCTACGTGCAGCAATATACTTATTACTATCACTATAATAACTAAATGTTATCAGTTTATCTTTATCAGTATCCCACTCAGGATACAATAAAGGAATAAGTGTATCTTTCCAATAATTTTCTGGAATGGGTTTTGATGTTCCCATATATGATAATTCTTGTGCTATTACATCTAATTGCACTTGTAATACTGGTACTGACATTTTGTAATTATAGTCTCCGTCTTATTTAGTTAATATGCCTTAATTAAGTATTTACATGTTCTGTATGGATGTATTAATGGTACATCTATATCTGGGTCAATAGTAGCCTGTGGTTCAATTTTGGTTGTTGCTTTTAATGTTAATGTGGCATCACTGCAACCAAGACCAGAACTATATGTGACAGATGGTCCTACTTCACCCTGAACAGTATAAGTTAATGAATCAACAGACTGTTTAAGTATTTTACCAGCAGTGGGAACATATACTAAGGTAGTTGATTTACCATTCCACCATGTAAATTCACAAATTGCAAAATGGTCTGTGTTACCTTGATTATCATTTGTAGCTGATGCATCAGCACGTACTTGCTCTAATTTAAAATTAGTACCTGCTGCTTTTGCATTTTGTGGTAATGAAACAGTGTAAGTATACCATTTAGTATCACCAGCAGCACCATCCCAGTTATTATTCAAATTAACAGCGGGTACATTACCAATCCAAGGATCAACTCTATTTGTAGTATTTCCTGCAATAATAGTGTCAATGAGCACCCAAGAAGTAGGAGATCCTGCTGTTGAATAATATACTTGCAACGATTCTTCTGAGGAATCACCACCATTTACATTATTACCTCTTGCTGCCTTAATAGAAAAATGTGTAGCATTTGTTGTGTCTACAGGCATTAGTTCTACCCACCTTGTTTTAGCACCTATGGATGTTTGATTATGATTTCCACCAAATAAAACATAATGTGTATATGCTGAAGCAGATCCTGATACAATATTGATACTATCAACTTTATCAGAGTTACCCCCAGTTCCTAAAGTTGCATTAGCAATTGCACCTCCACCTTGACCATTTAGTATATGAACATATGGTGTTTCAGTATATCCAGATCCACCACTTGTTACATTAACACCTGTAATCACACCATTAGTCATAACTGGAGTTGCTGTTGCTCCACTACCACCACCTCCACGAATGTATACAATTGGATCTGCGGTTGGAAGTTTAAATCCACCAGCATTACCAGTTCCACCACCATTAGTATTGATTGTAATGTCATCAACAGTTTGACTAAATGACGCTGATTTAATTAAAGGATCAGAAGTTATAATTGTTGATGGATTATCATATCCAGTAATAATACCAAGTTCTACCTTAGCATATCCATCATTAGCATTTGCGGTAGTTCCTGTTGTTTGACCAGCAACTGTTACACCATTTGCACCAGCACCAACTTTAACCTCAATTGATGCAGGATTTCCTAACTGTGCAAATTGTGTCTGTCCACTCCAAGCTCCACCAGATCCACCGCCACCTCCACCAGGAGTCCAATAATCATCATTATATGCTGCTACCATTATAACTCTACCATTTGTCAATGAAGAGTTAACTAAAGTTCCCGACTCAAAATACTGAGTTCTGTAAGATGATATTCCTTGATTACCACCAGCACCACCGCCATGACCACCATCTCCACCAGGTCCGCCACCAATACCGCCAGATCCACCACCATTACCAACTCCATTATATGTTTGGCCAGCAGTGCCACAGCCACCGCCGCCACCTCCTCCACCGCCACCGATACATCCATAATTACCACCATTTCCACCACCACCCATTCCGATGTTAGATGCTGTTGCTTGAACACCTCCAATTGGACTAGGTTGTCCTGGTGAACCAGGTCCACCATCATATCCATTAGAACCACCGCCACCGCCGCCACCAGCACCAGCAACTACAGTTCCATTTCTTAGCAATGCTGTAGCAGCACCACCTCCACCACCATGAGCAGTTCCCGAACCACCTGGATGACCATTACCACCAGTACCACCATCACCAGCAGATGATGTTTGTGCTCCTCCTTTTCCAGTAGCACCTGGTCCTATTTGAACACTCCAACTATCTTGTGTAAAGTTTGCAAATTGACCACTTTTTAAAGAAATATTTACCTTAGCACCAGCACCACCTGCTAAATTACCATAAAAAGAATTTCTACCCTTACCACCATGTAATTCAAAAGTTACTGATGTAATTGCACCAAATCCAGCTAAATTAAAAGTACCATCGGCATCAAGAGTTTGAGTACCAGTACCACTCTGACCACCAATTAATGAGTTTATACCTGCACTGCCATCAGCATACTGACCAGTTATTAGACCAGCTGCTCCACCACCATTGGGATTAGCAGGATAATCAACATATGGCCATCCTAATCCAGCTTGTCCATTAGTTCCATCACCACCTTGTATACCAGGAATTCCACCACTTACATTTACAGTACCAGTATTAAGAAAAGTTCCGTTTGCACCACCAGTACCACCTTGTAATCCTTGACTTGAATTACCACCACCTCCACCAGTTGCTTTCAAATATACTAGTGATCCATCACCAACTTTAATATATGACTCATTACCATTATTACCTTGCTGTGTACCAGCAGCACCTGATCCTCCTCCACCGTACAATGAAAATTTTAATTGATCAGGAGTACCAATAATACCAGTTAAATCAATAGTGTATGTACCAGGTGTAGAATATTCAAATACATTGCTATAATCATATATTGGTGTACCACCTGTTGTAGATACTTTGTCACCAATCTCTGTAGTAGTAAGAATTGGTCTACTTATAGGATTAGGTATGGTAGTTTGGAATTCATAAGATCCAGATCCACTACCAGATGCAAGATAATAATCACCAGGTTCATTAGCACCATGTGCAAATCCTGTAACAGGATCAGCAGTACCACCTGTACCACCAGCACCGCCTGCAAAATCAAAGGCATCATATGTTGCAATTGTATTATCTGCAAGGGGTGCTCTTAAAAGACCATGTGAATGTGTCAATACAATACCATCACCTGTCGGATACCATCTCGTGACTTTTCCTGTTGATGGTCTATAATCCTGTAAATACCTATCTCCACTTGCTCCACCAACCCATTCATTACCACCAGGTGTAGAGTGATATACAATATGACTATGTTGAGGAGCTCCAGAGAGTTTTCTTTCTCTCATTGTTATAGTAACATCTTGACTACCGATAATTGTACAACCAGTAGTCTCAACTACTTGATCATATCCAGATGTAACAATTTTACCTAGAGAAAAATATTCATCTTGTTGATCTTTATCTAAATACCAAGCACCTCCTGTACTTCCTGTTGTAATACTAATATTTCCTATATTAGGAGAGTTATTACCATATACAGGACCGTTACCAACTACCTTCTTAGCAATTAAATCAGGAACTTTGAATGTTCCTAAGTATGGATCACCCCAGTAGTTCATTACATTAACAGTATTGATAGGTTGTAGTGATCCACCATTTATTCTCACTACAAACGTAGCACCAGTTCCACCTGCTACAGATACAGTGGGAGCTGAAATATATCCCTGACCACTGTTTATAATATTAAAATAAAGAATTTTTCCATTTGAATCAACTGCTCCAACTTCTGCTTCCATATTAACTCCACCAGTAGGTGCGGTTGTTATAATAACAGTAGATGATGTTGAATATCCTGATCCACCAGTAACTATATCAATTCCATTACTAGATCTTCCACCATATTTTGTACCAACAATTTCATATAATCCTGGATAGTCACTTATATTATATTCTGTCCCATCACAATACAAATATCCTTCATGTGTATATGCTGGATCATCACCAGTAATATAGGCATTACCAGTGGATTCAGTTAGACTTGGATAAGCAGCAGCGGTAGCTTTGACAAAACTATGATCATAAGAATTCTGACCTGCTTTGAGGTTACTTACAATAGAACCGATAGGTGTAGTATCTGTGAGAAGATCTGTTAAATATCCTCTCCTAGCATTTCTATATCCTTGTGTCATAATTATGTCTTAATTAGATATTCCATCACAATAAACGGAGCAGTAGCAGAATCAATAGATCTTGAAGCGTCAGCTCCTATTGTCATTGTCGTTGATAAATTTTCTGGATTAACAACAATAGCTTCTGTTTTTACTTTATATGTATGATCCCCTTTTTCTAAATCAATACGATGGTTATGTAGTGTTGGATCAGATGTTTGAACTAAGTCAGCAGTATCAGTCTCCTCATTTTGTAAGTCAGGAGTGACTCTACTTTCAGCATATTGAAAATTTGACTGTAAAGGGAGAACATCATGTAAACTTACACCATTAACATCAAGTGGAACGCCAGATAATCCATTAGCATATGTTATAGGAACAGTAAATGTATGTGATGCAGAAGCTCCACTACCATTAAATACACATGCTCCTAAAATATTTGTTTTGTTAGCAAATTTAGCAGAATTACTTCCATCTGGTGATCCTTCATATGGGTTTGCTGATTGATCGTCAGCACCACCATCTAATGTATAAGTTGCATTATTCAGACATTGATATAAAAATTCTTGACCAGGTCCAGGTCCCCAACCACCTATGATACAATGACCCCAATAAATTGTTTGTTGTGATCCTAAAAAGAAACTTTGAGTTGTAATCGTATTTCCTACACCACCAGCTGGTGTCCAACGAACTGTACGACACTGTTCTTGACCACTTCCTGGATGTCCACTACTATTTACAGTGGCATCTAACCAATCTTGTACAGGTATTGTTGATGCATTTCTTCTTCCTATACCTCCACCTGGTTGTGGATTGTTAGTACTAGTTTCTGTAAGAGCTAATATTCTTCCTCTACGAGAATTATGAAAATGTGAGTGTGGATGAATAGCATTTTCTTCAACACCTTCTGTGTCAGTATAATGAGTAGCACCAGCATATTCCCATGATGGTTTTCCTCTAACTTCTATTTCTTGACTAGGAACATTAATCTGTCCTGTGTATTCTACATTAACAGGAGTTCCAATAGTAGAATTTGCTTCAATACCAATACCAGATCTACTAAATTCATTTCCTAGAGAGTTATTTAATCTTATATTATTATATACGCCTGCGTTAGCACCTGAAGTTGGTTCTGGATATTTAGATCCTAAATCAGGAACCATAAATTGAGTATCCAACAAGTTATCAAAATCAGTGCCATCTGCATTTTTTCTAATAAATTTACAATTAGATCCTATGCCACATATAGCAGCAAGTTGTGGAAAATCTTCAGCAAAATATTTTGTACCATCACATTTTAAATAACCAGCAGGTAATTTATTTACATTTTGTCCGTCATCTGGGAGTCCGTTGTAATCAACTGGCCAAGTTATAATTTGACCTGATAAGTTGCCATACTTAGATCTTTCTTTTGTATATAAAACTGCCATTAGTATGCTTTAATTATAAATGTTAAAGTTAACGAAGGTTGTGTAGTATCACATGAAATATTTAGAGCATTTTCAAGACTATCTGCTTGCAATGAAGATCCATTTGCATTATCAGCAGTATGTGATGGAGGACCTGCCAAAGATCCAAGACCCTGAGATATCTCAAAACTACCATGATTATGTGCTCTAAATGCTTGCTCCAAAGGATTTTTATTTTCAGCACCCTGATTAAGTGACATCGGCCATGAACCATGTCTGAATACTAAAGTTTCTGTACCAGTAACAGTTCCTAATTGATCATTCACAGTAATTTTGTATTGATCGTTTGGTTGATCATATTCTACTTTTTGCACCTGTGAACCACCAGTGTTTGTCCAGTAAATATATTTTTTAGCAGGATCTTTAACAGTAACGAACATCAATGGTGTAATTCTATCATGCTGAGTCCATGTACCTGGTGCAGTACCATAGGTTCTAGCAATATCAGTTCCAGCTGGCAAAATAATTTCTCTTGTAGAAGCAGGAATACTAACATTAGCAACCTCAAATGCTGCACTTGGATGTTCTGGATCATCAGCCATGCCATCAGCAGATCTTGGTTGTCCATCATATCCAAAAAAGTTTGGTCTTGATCTTCTTACCATTGGTCTTGGAAACATACCAACGTGTGCTGACACTTTATGAGTATCTACTGGAACCACATTATTCATTTGAGCAGTATTTCCTTGAGCAAATATGTTTTGTTCATAAGTTGGAGATCCCTGACCAGATCCTCTATCAGTTCCTCTCCAGTTAGCAGCACCAGCTGGAACATGGTTCCAATAATTTTTACCAGCTTCGTTAACAAAATCATAAAATCTTTCACACATTGGAAGAGTCCATTCATGCTGTTCATCACCATAAAATGTAAGAGAAGTCGCAGCATTTTGCCATGATACTGGATTAGTTTCAGCATTAGAACATGTATTAGGACCGTGAGTTGCGTTACAGTTAGAGGTTGTTGAACTACCATCCATTTGAACACCTTGGTCTGTTTTAAATGCCATAGCTCCAGTAGCATTTGGATTAACATTCGGAATTGAATCAGAGTGACCATGTGCAGGCGTATGATTTATACCTAATTTACGATTAAGAACATATACTGTTTCTAAAAAATCTGGAGCACTTAATGTAAATCCAGTAAATTTAAAATATAAATTACCAGCAAGATTTAAAGAAAAATCAATATCAGATGTTGCTTCATATGTTGTTGATACTATATTTGTTTCTCCATAATCTGCAACTCTATTTCCTATAATAGTAGCAGCGTCTGATTGTCCTTGTTGATACTTAGGATTTTGTAAATTTGCTGGTTCTAAATCCATTAATACAGTGTTAGATAATTGTGGTAATCTAAATGTTGCATTTGTACCAATATAAGGAAACTCATAATGATTTCCTTGAGGATCAGTCATATCACCACCATAAGTATCACCAACAACTGATGCTAATAATGGGTAATCAGAAGCAGTAAATGTATCACCTTTACATACAATCCATCCTTTAGGTATGTTAGATTCAAGAAAACCATTTCCTCCATCACCACCCCAAGGCATGATTGTGCCAATCTTGGCAGATCTCATTGTTTTTATAGAATCGTATTTTACTGCCATTTATTATAACTCCATTAACCACCAACCTCTTAATGAAGCAGGTATTGTTTGTTGTGATGTAGATCCTTCTACATCATATGTGCCGACAAAGACTAATCCAAATGCACTATTACGTGTCTGAACAACTAATTCACCAGAATCCCATGCTGTTGTTCTGAACTGACCAGAACCAGCCTCAAGTTTAGATCCAATAGTATCACCTTGAATTGCTGTAGAAACCGCATTAATTTTCTTCGCTCTAATAATCAAACTTGTATTATATGTTAGATTACCACTAAGTTCAGTAAATCTGATCATATCACCTGTTTGTGGATTATCTGGTAGATATAGAACCATATTACTTCCAGATGTAGCATT